AGCCAGTACTGAAATCACCGCCAACTTGGCAGTGAACACCCTGTGAGAGTCCCCTTGAGGGGAACCCCGACGAAGGGCTGCTATTCTAAGCAGCTCAGCCCAACCCGGAACATCGGCCGTTTGAAGGCGGATGCGGGCTTTCCAGGATCTAATCTCAAGGTAACAGGTGCGCGTATTAAAGCGCATCTGGAACCCCAGACGTTTATTTTCCTGAATAGCCATTTTTCGGCAGTCCACTAGAGCAATCGTCTCTGACTCTTCGGAGTCTGAGTACGGTGTTCTCCGTACCCGCTGCAACCGTGCAGCGATAGTATCGCATAAGTGGAAGTAACACCTCTGGTTGGCCGCGTTGTGAAGCGCGACCCAAGAGATATAGTCCGTACCAGCTAACGATGATGTCCACAAAGCCCTTATTCGAAGGGGGGTAACAACGACGCCGTTAAAGGCGTCCGTCCCGCATGACTCCCTGAAGGAGCTGCCAATGCAACACTTATCTTCATTCAGCTTAAGGCCGAACATAGATAGTACTTTGCTCACGCTGCCATAGTCTTGCGCAGCGCAAATGATATCATCACCGTACACGTAAACGGCCCGACCTTCCTCTCGTAACTGAGCAGGGGTCTTACCAGAATCGTGTTTAATCGCCGACACCGATAGTGCCCAAAAACATAACGCCTCTATAGGGAAACAGCAAGCTGATCCCATAGGCGCAAATTTGTTCAGGTAGCACGTATCACCGTTCGGAAGCAAGGTCGAATCGGACCGACAAGCCCATAAGGCGTCGAACCACCGCGTGGGGAACAAGGCCTTCACAAGGCCTATAGACACGCGATCGGATGCTTCTTTCATATCTAATGTGACTGTAGCTCCGTTTAAAGAGCCCTCTAAAGCCAGGCGCTGATTTACCTCTTGCGAAGTAAAATTCACAAGACCCCGCGTCAGCCTGTGATCCTCAATGGTTTTCACCATGATTCTCATGAGACCTTGCTGGATCCACTGGTTTTCTAGTGGTTCACACGATATTAACCGAGGCCCCCGTGAATCCTTCGGCACTAGCACAACCTTCGCTGTGCCCGCATCGATTTCATCTAGGGACTTGAACTGATTCAGTTCATCACACAAATGTTGGCTATTGAAGTAGAACCAATCCTCATAGGGAAAACATTCCGCTAATCGCGAAATGTATCTCTTAAAGACTGGCTTTTCTTCTTGGCTTTCACCCGTGCTGACTGCTCCAGGACCGTGTTTCGGGAAGAAGTTATCCTCAGTGTGAGGATCCACTTGCGCCAATACACTCTTAACGAGAGTACCAGCGTAGTAGATGACTTCCCTACTATACGAATCTGCAAGGAGAGTCTGGGCAGTATTGTCCAGATTTTCATCAGTTTCAAGAAACAAGCGAATGACGTCATTCTCTTGTTGGTCAGTAAACGGCAGGTTTAACTTGTAAAACAAGTAAGTAACCTGGCGGATGGCCATCACAGCCATCTCCGACGCATCACTGCGTTGGGTTCCATCAGAACTGAACACCTGTAAGAAGACATCCCCCATAAAGGCGGGTAGCTTCGACGCTTTCTGGAGTTTGAAACCAGTCACGTTAAGTACGGTGTCGCGAGATAAAGCCCTGTCAAGGGCCTTACCAAGGGAGGGAAGCGTCGTTGTTAAGAACGCTATCCCTTCAAATTTCAAGCGGTGTCGCATCTC